CGAACGTCTTTTTGAGCTAATGTTGTTTTTTCTTCTCCACCTTCTTCTGCTTGAGTAAGGTACGAGGGGGGAACTTTCAACGCTGAAAATAATTTATCACGTAAATATTTTACATCGTCAACATCACCCGTGTATGTCCCACCGGGGAGTGATTCAACTCGTGTGTTCGATGATCCACCACGCACCGGAATAAAATAATCTTCGTCAATACTCATCGGATTATAACGCAAATCAACGCGACCTGTCTCAGAATCAATAACCTGATTTCTTTTCATTTGAGTAACAATGCGTTGCATATGTTGTTCGATTTCTTTTTCTGGAATACCGCCAACATCAATATAGAAAATTCGTCGCTCGGGTGATCTCACAATACGATACGCCATCATCGCATCTTCAAGTAATGTAAGCTGTCGCCAAATTCGGCGGCATGGTTCCAAAACCGAAGTTCCATAAGGAGCATACTTATCGTTGCCTAAAATTCGAAATTGAGCAATCTGCCAGTTCTCAAAGGTTAAGCCACCACTATTCCATTGGAACTGGACATAGTTAGGGTTTGTTTTGTCTTCACCCTCTAATCTTTCAACCTCATTTGGCGGCAATCCTATAATGCTCTGAATTCCCATATTCTCATCGATGTCTAAATATAAAAACAAATCGCCAAACTTACACATCGAACGACACCAGCCGAATATATTAAATTCAATGTTGAGTACACTATAAAATAAAGTATGTAGAACTTCTTTGAGTTCTTCATTAGGGCATTTTATGGTAAGTAATTCTTGAAGCGGAGAAGATACAGTCATCTCATCAGCATAAATGTCTAGGGCTGAAGCGATCTCAGGCATATATTCCATTTGTTCAAAATCAATATATCGTTCAGCTCGATTGATGTTTTGGTAAGCCGACGAACGTATGCTATCAAAAGGACTGTACGTTTCTTTTTTAAAATTTAACCCACCAGGCGATGTGAACTTATATTTATTAAGTTGTCTTCTTTTTAGCTGACGAGGATTTTGTTTTCTCCGATCAACAATCGGTCCTGAAAATAATCTTGTGAGTGCTCTAAAAAGCGGAGCTTCAGCATTGTTTGGGTTTTTTCTTTGGTCTGCCATTTCTTCTATCCTTTAATTATCCATCCGAAATCTTTATACATTTCTTTTGCTTGTACTATTCTATCACATGTTTCCTCTTTTTTATAGCCTTGCATCCCAGGTATTGTTGTATTGAGACGAGTGTTTGAAATCACCATCGAATTTAAAAAAGCTCTTTTATATTGTAAGTCTCTTGAGTTTGCTTCAATCGCCGTATCTCTCACCCAACACGCAATTGACAAAGACATCACCAAATCATCGTTGTATCCTCGTTGCGCCTCCGGTCTTCCGCTCTTCCAAATAAAAGTTTTTAACTCCTGAAATGTTCTTACCGAGTTTATAATAATTAGTTTCCATTTGTTCGTTCATACCTTTCCAAATGTGTTTGAGATCCGCTAGCCCTGGAAAAACATTTCGTTGGGTGTTTCTTCCCTTTTCTATATTAACTTGACCCATCATATTTTTTCGTCGAGGACTAGCATCTTCACGGTCATCATGTTTTTCGGGTATGTATGCTTTGCCTTTTGAACCAGGAGTTAAATGAGGTTTGGGATTTTGTGAGCGCCAATTCATATCGTTACGCTTGCCGGGTTCTGCCAAAAGTGTTTCGTCTTCTCCACCTTCTTCTTCACCGCCCATGTCTTCACCACCAAAATCTTCGTCACCACCCATGTCTTCGCCACCACCCATTTCATCGCCACCACCTTCTTCGCCACCAGCAGCATCTTCTTCAGCAGTACCTTCAAGCATAGCTTCAAATTTTTTGTCGTAAAACATTTCGCGTTGGTTGCGAACAATTTCTTCATCAGAAAGATTCAGAAGATTCTTTGCGACCCATCGTTTACTAAAGTATCCTTCGGTTGCTCCACCAGCAATTTCAAACTTAGTGCGCCAGTGTTCAAGCTCTTGTAATTCGGCAATCTTAGAGGGGCTATTTAAATGAAGTTTGAATGATAACAAATCTTTGCCCTTATAACCCAATGTATAAAGATGAATGACTGCTATTTTTTCTAATTCGGAAACAATGCTTCTTTGAAGTCGTTGAATTGTACGAGCGAAGCGAACGTCTTTTTGAGCTAATGTTGTTTTTTCTTCTCCACCTTCTTCTGCTTGAGTAAGGTACGAGGGGGGAACTTTCAACGCTGAAAATA